GGTGATCTTGTCATTTTCTAGAATGCGAGAGCCGTTCATAATATCTGGATCATAACCGACCATAATTACATTGTCATAATTACCATCAACTGCAACACGCAAATCAGTTTCATCGTCACCCTCAACGACTTGAATAACTTCGCCCGTTAAAGTGATGTTCTTGCCCTTGTAGTCGTCTGGAGTCCGTGCTAACTGTTCATAAGTGATCCCAGTGTTGTAGTCAGCTGCGTTGAATGTTTCTGTGCTTGATGATTCTTCATCATCAGAGTCGTCGCTATCAGTGTCTTCGTAACTGTCATCATCATCTTGTGACGACTCGACCTTTGACGATTCAGCCTTCGAAGACGAACTAGACGCAACTGACCTGTTGCTTTCTCCCGAGTAGGTGCCAATCCAAAAAAAGATTGCAATAAATGCTACCGCGGATAATGCGGTAATAATAAGGTTCCGCTTTAGTTTTCTCGGATCCTTTCTTTGAATTATAGACAATGTGCCAAATATTGCAGCCAATAGGAGCGATCCCAAAAAGGCAATTAAGATAAGTAGTTCCATTATTCCCCTCCAAAAAATCCAGCTTTTAACGTCGATCAGGGCTTGGACGTAGGCTTATTTTTTATAAAACGACTGTGTATACGACTACCTTGCCAATGATGTTGATGTTCTCTTCTTCAAGGTCTTCGTAGGTGTACATGATGGGACTAAATCTTTTGTCAGTTGAATCTGGAATGAAGGTAACAATCTGCTTTTGACGATCATTATAGAAATATTTGACAGCGTAGTCACCATCATCTGCAAAGACAACAATGTCGCCGTCTTTAAGGTCTTGAATGTCGTTGTACTGTTTGACTGCTATTAAAGAACCGTCGGGAATTGTTTGGTTCATTGATTCGCCGTTTATATGCATCATTAATATGCTGCTGTCTCCGGCATATCTTCCCATAACACTATCTGGCAGTTGAATCGTTTCAACGTCATCGGAAGTTAGCGGATCAACATTGCACAAGATTCCAGCCGATATCTCAGCGGGAATGTATGGATAAGAGTGAACATTTAGTTTTTTGGATTTAAAAGGATCTACAGGAGAAACTCCTATTAGGCTTTCCGGAGTTGTGTGTAGAGCACTTGCAAATTTATCAACATAGTTTAATGGAAACTCACGTGTTCCATTGAAATAGCGAGACACAGACGATTTTGCCATGTCAACACGGCGTGCTAGTTCACTGATTGAAATCCCTTCACGGTTGCGAAGATCATTCAAAGTCTTGATTATTTCATCATTTGTTTTCATGTATCTCACCTCAAAAACGATTTTAACACCGTTCCCGATTGCGTACAATAGGGGCACCAAAAAACAATACCTGAATATTTTTTTGAAATAATCGTTGACACCTGGGAACGCTGATGATATTCTTTAGATGTTCCCAAAAGGAAACGAAAGGAGGAAATCCAATGACACTAAATTTAAAACGTCTTCGCGCTGAACGTATCGCAAAAGGAATGAACCAAGACGAAATGGCGAAAGCTATGGGATGGCATACCCGCTCTTCGTACGCTAAGCGTGAGAACGGTATTACAACAATTAGCGCTACCGAATTAGTAAGAATGGCAAGCATTTTGGGATACGGCGCCAATCAACTGGATCTTTTTTTTACGGATAACGTTCCCAATAAAGAACGAAAAGGGATGACGGTATGAACCAATTACAGCATTTTGATTTTAAAGGCCATTGCTGATTTTGTTGTTGGTCAACTTAAGAACGAACAAATAAGCCCCGAGATGGTAGTGGCCATCGCGGAGCTTATCAAGTCAATCGCCTAACTATAAGCGAAACATGTCCATCATCAGGAGGCGATCACAGGAAAGGAGGAAATACCATGGAAACGACATTGAAGATTAACCCTGAAATCACTATCACGCTACCGGAAGACAAGGTAATCGTTGACCGTTCGGAATACGAGCAATTGAAGCGAGATGCTGATTATCGTTGCTGGTGGGACATTCCAGAATTAAATAGGCGTTATCACCAAGACAAAGATTGGTTTAAGCGCAATGTATTTTGGCCATATGAACGCGAGCTTCGTAATCGCTTGGTGATGTACCCACACGGCGGTAAATCAAGTTACCGATGTAAGCCAGAAGAGTTTGACCAGTTTATACAGACGCACTTTCCAGAAATCAGTAAGAGGGCGGAGAAATGATTGGTTATTTACTAATTGCTGGTGGCTTCGGCGTGATCGTTGGTCACTGCTTAGGCCACAGCGGAAATTGGAGGCAGTGGATTGAATGAAGCAGAACGTACCATTGGTGATTTGCTGAAAGAGCACAACAGATTGACGTTAGACGTCATTCGTGGCAACCACACACCAATTGCAAAGATGTTGCTTGCCGAGAATAAGAAACTGCGCGCACGTCTAGCGAAGCTAAGAGGGTGACGTGATGACCAATGAGGAATACGAACGAATTCTATCCGAAGCAAACCGTCAGATTGAAACCTATCACAAGGTTGCCACTGACTATGGGCCAAGTAACACAGACCCTCATCAAACGTATGCCATGGGTCAGGAAGATGGCGCACACGCAATCCTGTTTATTATCAAACAAGCCATGAAAAAAGCCGCTGGCACGCACACCAACGACTGATAGAAAGGAAAATATTATATGTCAACATTATACGACTTAACAGACAAATTGACCAGTTTGCAACGACTGGCAGAAAGTGGCAACGCTGATCCAGAAGCGATTGCTGACACGATGGAAATGATTGATGGCGATTTTGACGACAAGGCGGTTGGCTGTGTCAAGGTCTATAAATCAGTCGAAGCAGACGTCAAAGAAATCGACGCTGAAATCAGACGTTTGCAAAAACGCAAGACAAGTGCCAATAAAAACGCTGCGACGATCAAATCACGATTGGTACAAGCAATGGTTGAAACTGGTCGTGAACACATTCATACACCACTGTTCAGCATTTACACACGTAGAACAGAGAGCGTGGAAGCACCAGAAGACCCGACTAAGTTGCCACCAGAGTTCATTAAGACCACATTGGCCGTCAATAAAGCCGAATTGAAGAAAGCATTACAAGCTGGTCGTGAGGTACCAAACGCGCGACTGGTTGAGAATATCGGACTGGGGGTGCGGTAGATGCAGCCAATTAAACATGCATCTGCAATTGATCGAACAAAGAACTGGCGAGTTTTGATTTACGGGAAGCCTGGTGTCGGAAAGACATCAGCCATTCGCAATCTTAATGGCAAAACACTCGTGCTAGATCTGGACGACAGTTCCAAAGTGCTATCCGGTGCACCGAACATCGATGTGCAGCCATTTGACCGAAGCAAACCAAGCGAGGAATGGAAAGAATTTCTGAAAAATCTGTCTGAACGTGTATCCGGATATGACAATCTGGTGATCGACAACGTCTCAGCATTCGAAAAAGACTGGTTTGTCGAGATGGGAAGACACAGCAAGAACGGCATTGGCAACGAGCTTCAGGATTATTCAAAATATACAAATTACTTTGCCCGCATCATGACCATGATCTTCATGGACGCACCAGTAAACGTGCTAGTAACTGCTTGGGAGAACACGCGAGACGTCACTAGCGAAACCGGACAATCATTCAGCCAGTATGCGCCAGAAATTCGTGACAGCGTACGTGATGGCCTATTAGGCCTGACAGACGTTGTAGGACGCGTAGTCATTAGCACAAAGACAAGCCACCGAGGAGTTATCCTTGCAGGTTCAGATGCAATCTTTGCAAAAAATCGTTTGGATGATCGAACTGCGTGCGCGATTGAGGATCTATTTAAGTTTGGAGGTGATAGCAATGTTTCAGCTTCATCCTTACCAGAAGAAACTAGTGGATCAAGCACGGGACAAACTAGCTAATGGTCACAAGTCTGTACTGCTAGTGAGCCCAGCAGGATCTGGTAAGTCAGTTGTCATAGCTGAAATAGCTAGGTTGGCAGTCATGAAGGGCGGACACGTTATGTTCACCGTTCACAGAAAAGAACTTATTGATCAAATCACAAAGACTTTTATTGCAAACGGGGTTGATTTGAGCAAATGCACCATCATGACTGTTGGCAGAATTGCTAGACGCTTAGGGAAATTGCCAAAACCGACTCTAATCATTACAGACGAATCTCATCATAGTCTCGCAAAGACGTACCGCAAAATCTACGACTACTACTCTGATGTTCCACGCTTAGGCTTTTCAGCAAGTCCCTGGAGACTTTCAGGAAAGGGACTGGGGGATGTTTATGAAACCATGGTTGAGGGTCCAACAGTGAAGTGGCTAATTGAACATCACTACTTAGCACCGTTTGACTACTATGCGCCAACCTTAATTGACGTTGAAAAGCTAAAGAAATCGTCAACTGGTGATTATTCCACGAAGTCAATTGATGAGGCCAATACGAAGATGATTTTTGGTGATGTTGTTAGTCATTACCAGAAGTTAGCAAACGGACGTCAAGCTATTGTCTATGCGCACAGCATCAGCGAATCGCAATCAGTCGCAGAAGCGTTCAAGAAGGCTGGTATCAATGCCCGGCATGTTGATAGTAAGACACCAGCTGGCGAACGTGCTGATATTATGCGCGGATTTAAAGATGGACAGATCAAGGTTATTAGTAATTGTGATCTCATATCCGAAGGGTTTGATGTTCCCGAATGTGGTGTTGTCATCATGCTGAGGCCAACTGCTTCTCTTGTCCTTGACATTCAGCAATCGATGCGAGGAATGCGCTATAGGCCGAACAAAAGAGCAATCATTATTGATCATGTTGCGAACGTTTATCGCTTTGGTCTTCCTGACACTGACCGTGAATGGTCACTTGAAGATCGACCTAAGCAGGAAAAGCACAGGGGCAAATCAGACGGACCTGCGATCAAGAGTTGTCCAAAATGTTACGGAATCGTTCCTGCACAGGTTAAGCAATGTCCACTTTGCGGATATTCATTCAGAGCAGATGGTACTGATCTTGAAGTTGATCCTACGGCCAAATTAAAAAAGGTAGACAAGAAAGTATTCAAAATAGTTGCGGACTATTCAAAAACCAAATATGGACAAATGAAAGCCGAAGATGCCGAGTCACCAGAAGACATGTACGCAATTGCAAAGGCACGCGGCTATAAGCCTGGGTGGGCTTACCACCAGATCGTGGCTAGGGGATGGCTAAAGGAAAGGAAGCGAGCGTAGTGGGGTTTGGAGGAAACACCCTAAATCTGGAAGGAAAAAGATTTAGAGACCTAACAGTTATTGGTGACACCGGCAATAGAACAAGTGATTATGGCCAGTTGGTCATAGCACGCGATGATGATGGAAATTTACACGACAACATCGTCGCCAGCGAGTTGGTCAGGCAATCGAAACACCTTCCGATTAATTCACAAGAATTTTCAAAGTTGCAAAGCGAAAAAGGAAAAAAAGGCCAGCGTGCTTCAATGAAAAGTCGTGATTTAACACGCCCTCAAGCCAACTGTAAAACTGGTATACGAGGAGTTTACTTCGATTCCAAAACTGGAGTATACCGCGCAAAAATGAATTTCAAAGGGCGAGAGGTGCTTAACATGTCTTCTTCGAAAATCGAGATGTGTATCGCCGCACGAAAAGCCGCAGAACGTAAATATTTAGGAGGAAACTAATATGTCATTCATTACCGCAGATTATAGCAAGAATCAGGACAACGATTTTTCACCACTTCCACAGGGTGAATATGAAATGATCATTACGCAAGCCGGTGAAACTGCAACTAAGAGTGGATCAGAATCACTACAGCTGCGTCTCACGGTTCGCAATGATCTTGATGCAGCAGAGCCAAAGACAAACGGAAAGTATCATAACCGGATTGTCTTTTTCGATAACTGGAAGCGCAAAGCTACGAATCAATACGACATGGACGGCCTCCAGTATGTATTGGAAGCGACAAAGATCCCTGAAGGCACTCCACTAAATAGCATCGATGATTTCTGCAAAGCTATTTATCATAAGCCTGTACGAGTTTATGTCAAAGTTGAGAAAAACCCTGAATATGGTGATCGTAACACAGTTGCTCCGTGGAGCGTTCATGCTAGCAAATATCCACAAGTTGCTCACAAATTTAAGGACGAGCCGCAGTCAAACCAGCCTCATGAACCGGTTGATGATTCAGACTTGCCATTCTAGGAGGAAAACGAATGTATGAACGCATTCCAGCAGAACTACGGTCCCTAAGGCAATGGGGATGCTATCACCGCATTTGGCAACCAGAAAAAAACAAATATACTAAGATTCCTTACTCTGCCTTAACTGGCACAAAAACAAGCTCAACAGACTCAAAACAGTGGGTAACTTTTGAAGAAGCAATCACAGCATTGCAGGCTTATGACCTTGATGGACTTGGATTTTTCTTTGCAAACGGATATGTAGGAATTGACGTTGATCATATTGGTGATGATTTGGAGAGACTAGAAGAAGGACAAACCGACGACAATGTCGCATGGGAGTTCATGAATACTTTCAAGTCATATACCGAAAGGTCAATGTCTGGTACTGGTATTCACATCATTGTCAAAGGCGAAATACCCGGTACGCGTCGAAGAAAAGCTAATGTCGAGATGTATCAAAGCGGGCGGTTCTTTGCAATGACTGGAGATGAGATTGGCAAGTTTCATTCAATCAATTCTCCCACAAAAGAGGAATTCAAGCGGATATATTCAAAATATCTGGAGCCAAAAACCGTCATCGATTTACCCAGCAAGTACAATTTAGCACCTAACAATCTTTCTGAAGATGAGATCATCATTAAAATGTTGAAATCAAAAAGTGGTGATCGAATTAATAAACTGCTCAACGGCGGATGGGAACCATTATATCCATCTCAATCTGAGGCTGATCTGGCATTCGCAAACGATCTGGCATTTTGGACAGGCAGAGACTTTATCCGGATGGACAGTATATTTCGTCAGTCATCATTAATGAGACCAAAGTGGGACGAGAAGCACGGCAAAACAACCTACGGCGTTTCAACACTCAACCGAGCCATTAATGATGTGCGTGATACTTATCAGCCGAAACATGAAAAGCCAAAATATAAGCTTGGATTTATTACTGACACTGGTAAGCCAAAAGCGTTTCCTCCTCGTTCTTGGGACGACACAGGTAATGCAGATAGGTTTGTTGACCGATATGGCGATGTCGCAAGATACAGCTATATCGATAAGGCTTGGTACATCTACAATGGTAGCTTCTGGGAACTCGATAAGCGCGGCTTATTGCGAACTATGATTGACGAAGTAATTGCTGACTTGAAAAAGGAAAAGCCCAAAACTCCTCCTGATGTTGATCCAGAAAAAGCCGAGAAGGAATGGGCAAAGTTTTGCAAAACCAGTCGTGGAAATCGTGCTAAAAGAGCGCTTGAAGATGAGATTCAACATCGTCTACCAGTGACAACTGATGAATTTGATGCCGATCAGACCTTAATGAATGTTGACAACGGATATATTGATCTATCTGATGGGACTCTTCACGAGCATGACATCAAGAAAATGTTCTCGAAGAAATCAAACGTTGAATATTCAGACACTGTTGAGTGTCCTGAATGGCAAGCTTTTTTGAATCAGACTTTCAATGGAGACAATGAATTAATTGACTACATTCAAAAATCGGTCGGGTACTCATTAACAGGATCAGTTGAAGAACAGGTCATGTTTATCCTTTACGGATCAGGGCGAAATGGTAAATCTGTTTTCATGGATACTCTCAAGCACATAGCTGGAAGTTATTCACGCACGATGCAAGCTAAATCGATTATGGTTCAGCAGTCTAGCGGGGGCGCCAATAGCGATATTGCAAGGCTAAAAGGAGCTCGTCTGGTATCTGCAAGTGAACCAAATGAAGGCGTCCGACTAGATGAAGGACTTATCAAAGAACTAACCGGAGGAGAATCTGTTACCGCACGTTTTTTATACGGATCAGAGTTCGAATTCAAACCAGAATTCAAGCTTTGGCTGTCAACTAACCACAAGCCAATTATTCGAGGAACAGATGATGGTATCTGGCGGAGATTGATGCTGATTCCATTTACTCATCAAGTGCCAGTAGATCAGGTAGACAAAAGACTCACATACAAGCTCGAACGCGAATCAATCGGAATCCTAAATTGGGCCGTTGATGGAGCACTTAAGTGGCAGCGCGAGGGATTAGAGCCGCCGCAGAGTGTGAAAGATGCAAGCAATGAGTATCGAACTGAAATGGACGTTCTTGAACTATTTGTCAATGATTGCTGCGAAAAAGGGCCTGGCTATCAAACAGCTGCTGGTCAACTTTACCAAACGTATGTTGACTGGTGTGACAAATCTGGTGAATACAAGATGCGCAAACAGAAGTTTGGCGCAGAAATGCAAAAGAAATTCGAATATGTTAGAAAAATGGACGGAAGATTTTATTTGGGAATTCAGAAAAAGACAGATTCTAGGCTAAATTGGGCAACGAAATGACGGATGATATGACGGATGAATTTTTAGGCTAATCCGTACAGCTGTAAGGCTTTAGCTTATATTTATTTCTTATGACGGATGAATAGTTAAAAAGTATATATAGATAAATGTAAAAAAAAGTATATAGGAACTTAGTTTTTCGATTCATCCGTCATATCCGTCATTAATTGCTTTTATCCCTTGCGAGAGTAAGCACGAATGACTTTAAACATCCGTCATATCATCCGACATTAAAGGAGCATACATGAAATCAGAGCATGCCATTCAATCAGAAATCATGCTGGCACTATCGGAACATGGTTGCATTGTCGCTAGAACGAACGTGGGAACTGTAAGAACTGTGGACGGAAGACTTTTTAACGCAGGACCACCACCTGGGTGGCCGGATATTACGGCAATTCGTAAGGCGGACGGACGTGCTGTGTTGGTTGAATGCAAAAACGAAAAAGGCAGACTTCGTGAAGATCAAAAACGTTTTGCGGACGCCATATCAGGCACAAAAGTAATTTACGGCGTATGCAGATCGGCAGACGATGCTGTGAAGTTATTGGAGGCAAACAAGTGTACGTAGTAGCAGGTTTAAACACAGGAACCGAATATTACCGAGCCAAGTATCAATCTCAGTGTATCCGCTGGATTAACGAGAATATGTCCAAACATAAGAAGGCACGTAATACCCGTGGTGATGAAATCAAAGTTGATATTCCGGAACCACTGATTATCAAGAAAGTAGAAATGCAACACTGACGCGAGATTCTAAGCAGAAAATGTTGCTGTTCATGATCAGGTACGATTGCTAGATATGACTATCACACAGGGCTATTCACGGAAGAACAACTATAAGAGGAGAAAAAATGGCGACCAAATTCACAGCAGATGTCGTTCACAAACTGTTAGGTGTTCGTGAGGCACAGCAGGCACCAGCAGCGTTGATGGGCATTGTCATGGATCAGAAAAAACGTAACGAGCTTTTTAAGCAATTCCTAGATGTCAGCACAGACGTATCACATGACTGGTTCTCAGAATATTTCATGAGCGTTCAAGCTGATCGCAAAGACAAGAAACAAGATTTCACCCCTGAAAGCATTAGCAAGCTCGTGAACATGCTCGTTGGATCGAATGACAGTAGCGAGTATTACGAGGTCGCAGCTGGTACTGGCTCAATGATGATTCAACGATGGCAACAAGACCGTTTGAAGCACAAGCCGTGGAATTATCGGCCAAGCATGTATTTTTATCACCTTGAAGAGCTTGGCGACAGTACGTTGCCGTTTTTGATATTCAATTGTGCCATTCGCGGCATGAACGCAACAATTGTTCATGGTGACAGTCTGACACGTGCTGCTAGACAAGTATATTTCATCCAGAACGATGAAGACGACTATTTGCATTTTAGCACAGTAAATGTGATGCCACACAGCAAAGACGTTGAACAAGAATTTGATATTCGACAATGGCTAGAGCCTGAACAAAATCATATTGAATCAACAGAGATACCCGCAAGATACAACGAAGCCATTCAGAAATTAACCGCGGGAAAGGAGGACAAACTTGAAGAGAAATGAACAGTTATTTCAGACCTATTTCAAAAAGTGGATTGAGACATACAAGCACAATTATGTGACCCCAGTAACCTATCGCAAGTGGGAGAACACCGAGCGAATGCTCAAATTGTTAGCGCCACAACTAAAGGTGACACAGCTTACCCGCAGAAGCTATCAACAGCTTCTAAGCCAGTATGCAGAGACACATGAGCATCAAACATGCATGGACTTTCATCACCAGCTAAAATGCGTGATTCAGGACATTCTGGACGAAGGACTGATTAAGCGAGATCCAACCTTGCGCGCAGTTATTGGCGGAACGAGGCACAGAGAACACAAGATTAAGTTTTTGCAGCCAGAAGAATTAGAGAAGCTTCTCCAAGATCTCAATTTGGGAAAAGAGCTAGATTACGATTACATGATTTTGCTGCTTGCCAAGACGGGACTGAGATTTGCAGAAGCTCTCGGGCTAACACCGGCAGACTTTGATTTCGACTCTTTGACACTACGAGTTAACAAAACTTGGGACTATAAAAGCGCCACCGGTAAGTTTGCACCAACCAAAAACAAGTCATCGGTACGAACCATTGCACTTGATTATAAGACGGCTGCTAAGTTTGCAATGCTGATTCAGAGCTTTCCGAAAGATAAGCCGATCTTCGTACCAGACGGTAAGCGTATATACAACGAGACAATTAATGACATCTTGAAACGTCATTGTGAGAATGCAGGAGTTCCCGTTATCTCTGCACATGGATTACGTCATACACATGCATCGTTACTGATTGGCAAGGGTATCAACTTACAAGCTGTCGCAAAACGGTTAGGCCATTCTAGCTCGCTGACAACCCAGAAGGTGTATATCCATCTGCTTAAAGATACAGAGACTTCGGCAGATGCAAAGATCGGACAATTAATGGCCGCTTTGTGAGGTGAACGATATGAAACAAGGTAGAGTATACAA